TATTTTCTAAAATCTAAACTATTGAAATTCTCGTAAAGTATTCCAATAGTTAAATTTTCATTTGAAATTACACCCGCTCTAAATGTTACATCTAACTCGGACTTGTTGTTTGTTGCGTTACTTCCTAAAGTTGCGTTTCTTACGTCTGTTGTTATACTTACATATTGCTCCATTCCGTAGTGGTCATTTTGAGCGTAAGAAATTAAAGAAAATAACGATAATGCGATTAATTTTTTCATAATAAATGTTTTAAGTTTTTACAAATGTATGTAATTAAAACAATACTAAATTAAAAATTAACATTTATTTTTTCAACTCTGCTATTTCTGATTTTAAAGTTTGAATTTCTAAAAGCAAAGTTTCTCGCTCTAAGATACAATCTACTTGCAATTGTGTTAGTATATCGGTTAAAGGGAAACCTTCTTGCAATCCCATTGCTACGCTCTCTACATTAGTTTCTGTTTGACTAAGTACAACGCCATCTTTCAATACCGTATCTAACCAACCAACGTGTGCGCCTTGAATTAACCCCTCTTTATTCCATCGCACCAAAAACTCGTTTGGTGTTCTTTCTTCTGTAAATACTGCCATTTTGTTTTTATTTATTAATTATTATGAACTTGTTACCGTTTCGTATGCTGTTGCGCCACCAACTCGCATTTTATTTAAAGTTGTGTTGAAAAAAGATGCTCCTTTAACATACGCTGGCTCGGTTGCTGTGGTAAATTGACCTAGTTTTAGTAAGTTGGATAGTTGAATGTTGCCTACTACATCTAATTTTTCAGTCGGTGCAGTTTTGTTTATACCAAAATTACCAACGTTATCAAACCTTGCATGTTCTGTACCATTTGTAATATTTTGATAATTTGTAGAAAAAGCCAAAGCATTTGCTCCAGAAACTATTCCAATTGAGCCATTTTGACTAAACCCTAAAGCGTTCCCAATTTGTAAAGCATTTGTGATAATTCCTAATGCGTTAATTCCAAAAGCAGTTATATCACCTGTTTCAGTATTAAAAGTCAATACACTACTTGTTATCGAACCTGAACTATCAAAATAAGGTATTTTGCCAATTACTCCTAAACCTCCTATTTTTCCCGACAAGCTTGCGTCTACGTAGGATTTAGGCGTTAAATCTTGTTCGTTAACTGCTGTTAAACCCGCCGCTAATCTTAATCTTACGGTAGATTCCCAACGATTGTTTACACCTCCTTCAAGCAAAGCCCTTAGCGTGGCAACACCACCTCCATCTCCAGAAAGTTGAGGCGATACTAAAGCGTTAGTTGATATAAAACTAGCGTTTAAAAGGCTTAATGTTGCTGAGTATTGAAATCCTGCATCTGGAGATAAAAATAATTTAGGAATTATATTTACATACCAAGTATTAACTGCTATTTTTGTAAGTAATAATGTACTTTGGTTTAATGCTATCAATCCATTAGGCGCGACAATACTTACACCTGACGTTGCTACCACATTTAACCTAACAGCACCCGTAATAAACGCCTCTATTTTTGTGCCTATTTCAAAGCCTACATTTGTATTTAAAGGAATTGTTAAATTTGTATTACCTCCTGAAAAAACAATAAAAGTATTCGCATCTAAAATAGATAGCACTCTATTTGTTGTTGCGTCGTTAGTTACTACTAAACTTGTGTTTGTTGCTATCTCAATATTCCCACCGTTTAATAAATTTTGACTATTAATACTAGCTATGTTAATTCCGTTTACTAAAGTATCTTGTTTATCGGATAACAAAGCATCAACCGAACCTTTTAAATATACAATAGGGTCTGCATTGTTTGAATCTACCTTAACCGTTCCGCTAACTGTAACTTGCGCTTTAACCGCACCGCCAATAGTTGACTTTTTAGCCTTGTAGCTAGAGCCTTGAGGACTTTGCGAAACATCGTTAGGGTCAACAACGTGTATAAATGCGTTGTCAGGTACGCTTAAAATCTCTGTTAGTTCGGTTAATTTTTTATCTACTAAAGCCATCTATTGAAAAATATAATTGTTATCATTTTGAAAAATATAGTTTGTACTATCGTTAAAAATATAGTTAAATCCGTCAAAAATTATCAAACTAGTGTTTATTAAATTATTACAAAAAGGTGCAATATTTTCTTCTTGCCCACTAAATGAAATGTTATAAGTTTGGTTTGTGCTTATTGTTAAAATTTCACTTTCTACTCCGTTTCTAAAACCCATTAAAAAAAAGTTGTCGTTGTAATCTTCAACTACTATAAAATAATCTTTCTTTAAAAGTTTGCTAAAATTAACATTATCAAAAGCACTTATTTTACTAAAATTCAAAGATAAACTTTGATTGTAAGATTTACCACCGTCTGTAATTTGTTGCGATTGCGAGAAAGTACTTGCACCAAGCATTTCAAACTTGTAAATAAACGTTTGAGGGAAACCAGTTAACTCCACACCATCATAAGCTATGTTTGAACGCGTTACCTTTTTGTAAGGGGCTAAATAAACAGACTTAACACCGCCAACCGCGTTTTTACATTGCTTTAACCTTCCGTTAGTAATTTCTCTCATCGTAAAATCTTCTGTCTAGTCTGTTGCGTCTTATATCTTCGGTTCTTGTGCCGCTCATTAGCCACCCTCCAGTTAGTTTAATTTTATCTACCTTGTTGTCCAAGTCAATATATTGCAAATACTCTGGTATATTCTTATAAATAAGAAACTTTTGCGCTCTTGCTAGATACATTTGCGCCTTAGTTCTTTGTGTTTGCGCTAAATATTGTACCTCGCTTTTATCTACTATTTGGCTATCGCTTGGTTGATGCTTAAATATGCCACCGTTATCAATGCTATAACTTGCGATTTCAACGTATTCAGCAAATATTTGATGTCTAAGTATAGGTTTTAAATAATCTTCGTATAAAACAAGGTAATCACCCGTTAAATTGTTGTTTGTAAAGTCTGTTAATAGTCTATTGTATAGAGGCGTTCCTAGTAAAGGCTCAATTACTGAAATTTGAACATCTAAAATTACGGGTTTTATCTTATCAACGTCAATATTACCGCCTAAAGGAGTAAATTCTGTTATTTCTGAAGGTCTAATTAATAGTGTTATAGGCATAATTTCTAGTTAAATCTTTTATTTGATGGTAAAAATCCATTGAAAGGCATATCTTTTGGTGCTGTATAAACTAATTTATCATTTGCTGGCAATATTTCGCCTTCTTTTCTTGCTTGTGCTGGCGTTATTTTATCTGCTAAAGGGCTATTTACGTCTGATTTTAGCCTATAAGTTTCTCGAATCCAAAAATGATGGCAATCTCCACCGCCTTTATAAAGCCAAATATCGTAATTATCAGCACCTTTTGCTCCCCAACCCGAGTTAACAGACGATTTACTCATTCTGTCTATGTCTTGCTTACGATATAACTTGTTTGCGCCTACCATTTTACTGCAAAACTCTCTACTATTAGCATTCAAACCTGTGCTATATCTATAACGGCTTTTAAATAGTTTACCATCTTGCGTTGGGTTTGTAGTTGTATCTTTTGCGTTAGGGTTTGCCGTTCCAGTGCTTGCAAATTGTATGTTATGACCCGCTATAATCTTGTCTAGTTCGTCCTCGTCCTCATACTCAACTTTTCTACTATCTACTAAATCATAACCTTGTAAATCACTGTCTAAACTATCTAAAATCTCATCTAGTGTTGACTTTTTTTTTTCTTCGCTTAGTTGCGTTGGTATTGCGGTATCTTGTACCTCTGAAAGTGGTTTGAAATAAAAATCAAATGCCATATTATTAAATGAAATTATCTCATCAATAGCTTCTATAATCGGAAATTGTTTTGGCGCTATGACACGCTTTAAAAGTTGTGATTCTGCTTCGTCAAGTTCGTTTGCGTTATTCCCTAACCCAGTATTGTCCTTTATACCCGCTAACATTGGAGAAGTTAAAAAATGCCCCGTCATTATTTGTTGACGTGCCTCGTTGCTTAAAAAATCCCATTGCTTGTGCATCGATTCATTAACAGGAAATGCTGTAATAGTAATTTCAGAGTCTTTACTAGCAAAATTTAAAACAAATTTACCAGCGTTAGGCGAACCCGTTAATTTGGCTTTTATTTGACGCTCAAAACTGTCTTTTTCTTCTGCCGTTAACGTTTGACCATCTGGCACGTTTATAAGATAACCAGCTGATAATCCGTTAAGCAAAAAGTTATTATAAAAGTTACTTATTTCTTCTTCTATATTTGCGTATTGTAATGCGGGCAAGTAATCAGGGTCTGTGAAGTAATTTTTACCAGCGGAATATGGTTTTATGCAGTATATTTCCGACTCATCGTTGGAGGTACCAAACGCACTAAATTGTTCAGCTAATTTTGGTTTAGTCCAATCCTTATTATAAAAATAGTGTTCTATTTCGCCCTCCTCGTTTTCTAAACTAGGAACTACATATTGTTTAGGCAAATGAAATATACCCGTTACTTTTTTTCGGTCTTTAGATTTAATAACTTGTACACTAGCTTCTCCGAATAGTTGAAAGTCGCTAACTATTTTGCGTAAATCTTTGCTATTTAATATGGTTTTGAAATTCGCCCATTCAGTCGGTTTTGAACTTGCGTTTTTTGCAAATAAGCCTTGCCCGTAAATTAAATGTGTATATGCTGTTATGATAGAATGGTTTGTTACGCTTCCGTTAAACCTATCTATAATGTATTGATAGAAACTATTGTTAACGCCGTTTAAAACCCAGTTTTTAGATTTATTTTCTTGCAATACGGGTTTAACGTAGTTGTTTAGTTGAATTAGTTTTATTTCGCTCATATTAAAAAGTAAAAATATCTTTAGTAATTTTGTATTCTTGCGTGTCGTTTGACTGGTCTGTTATAAATAGTTTACCTCTGTAAATTATTTCGTTTGTAGATTCCTCAAATACTGTTATTTGGTAATTTGAGTTATTTATAAACGATTGACTAAAAGCAATATACATATAACCGTCAACCGTTAATTGATTTGTGGTATATTCTAAAAACTCGTTATTTTCTTCGTTTTGTAATCTTAATAAAATACTGCCGTCAATATACTTTCTAGGTATTATAACTATTTCGTGATTGACCGCTAAAGGCGAAAGTATTTTCATATTTATTAAACGATAAAATAGTGATTTTGTAACATTTTGTAAAATAATTAAAATAAAGTATTGTTTATTTAAATCTTGGTTGTATATTTGTTAAAACTAAAAAATATGAAATTCCACAAAACAAAAAACGGAGAAAAAATTAAGATATGTGATTTAGAAACAAGTCACTTAAAAAATATTATTAATTTAATTGAAAGAAAATCAAAAGAAGGGATAACTATTAGAATGGGCGGTGGCTCAACTGCTGAGGATATGTGGTACGATGAAGAAGAAATTTATGGAGAAGATGTAAAAATAGAATTAAACTTTTACGATTACAAAAAAGAATTAAAAATAAGAATTTAATAAAAAACCCGCTACTTATAAATTAGCGGGTTTTTAACAATAAAAATAAAAATTAAGTAGTAGGATTCACTACTGCTAAAAATGCTGTAATAGTTGCGCTATCTAGTAAAGGCGCTAATTCTGTTTCAATAGAAGTTCCCGTTAAGTTATAACCGTTGAAATCTGCTTTTGCGCCTCCCGTAGTTGGTGCAACTAAGAAGTCGATTCCCTCTTTCAAACCTACTAAGTGATAGTTTCCAGCTTTGTCCTGAACAACCGCTTTAGGAAAGCCGTAAGCCAACAAATTCAATTGGTGGTTGTCCTCTTTAGTTGTTTTTGGCAAAACTAAAGTTAATGTTTGGGTGTTTGTAGTTGTACCCGCGTTTCTGTCAGATGCTAATGACTGAGCAAAAATGTTTCCGTCGCCTATTAGATCATATTGAAATACGTCTACTAAAAGAGGATTCATTGCCGTAGCTACGCCGTTTAAAACTGTGAAAGGATTTTCAATGTCGTTAAATAGATACACCTTTGAAGTACCAGCTATTGCATTTTTACATTGCTTTTTACGACCGTTCGTTATATCGCACATATATTATTTTGTGTTAAAAAAGGGCGATATTTTCAACCGCCCTATTATTAATTATACGTATAAAACGTTGAATTTCTGATTTACTACGTGAGCAAATATTGTAAAGATAACGTCGTAGAAGTAATCTTTTCTTGGTGCTGGGTATGGAGCAATTTGAATGTCAGAATAGTCATCTAACAAGTCCGTACACCACATAAAGTTCATAGGTACACCAGCTAACATTACGTTAGGCGCTAAAGGTACAAATACAATTTCTACGTCTAAGTAGAAATATTTGTTAGTAGCTAAATCTACTGTAAAAGTATCTCTGTAAACTTGTGCTTTGTTGAAGTTGTTAATTAATTTCTTAACGCTTCTTGATGCATAAATATAAGGCTTATCGTTTCCAGATAAAACTTCGTCAGGAATTGCGTTGTAAATTTTACCAACTTCTGCTCCAATATTTGCAGAATCTAAAACTGTACCACCAACTTTAATTCTTTTACCTACTGCACCTTTGTTGTAAATGATTTTAGTAGTTAATGAATCAAACAATGTAGTTGGCATTGCAGCAACTAACGCTTTTTCATTTGCAGAAACTTGTGTTTGTAAAGCCCCAGCTGTTAGTAAAGCTACTGCCGTTTTTGTTGATGCCAAGGCACCATTCCAATACTTGTTTTCTGAATCGTTTGAAATTAAAGGTGCTACACCATTTAAAACCAATCTGTTAAATTCATCTGACACGTCGTTAATTGCACCAGCTGGCATATCTCTATTGAATCTAGTAGAACGTAAATCGTCTGGAGTAAATTTATCGATATACTCAACTTTTACAGGGAATACTGTTGTATCTTCTAAACCAATACTACCAGCTTCTGAACCTGTTGGGTTAACGCTCCAAGGTTGCATTGTTACCGAATTAATATTTTCAGTAATTACGCGACCAGCTTTAATGCCAGTTTCAAACATTACCAAACCATCTTCAACGGTTGCATTTTTGAACAAAATTTCGGCTATAATGTCCGCTTTAAAATCTGTGGGAATTACCGCCCCCGTGTATGCTATTGCCATATTCTATAAATTTAGTTAAATTTGTTTTTGTGTTCGATGAATTTTTGGTATGCTGTTTGCGACCCTAATTGCGTTGGTACCGAAACCTTTGGCTTTGTTGCTGGCTGCGCGCTTAAAGCAACTATTTCAGCTTTTAAAGTCACGTTTGCATCTGTAACCGCTTTTAATTTTGCGTTAAATTCTTCTGCGTATTTAATCATAATAGATTTAATAGCATTTTCAACCGCCGTTGCTTGGTCCGTTGCACTTGGTACATTTGGCTCTGAAAGTGGTGCATCTACATTTTCTTCTGCTGGTGCTTCCATTGCTTTCATTGAACCAATTTTGCCTTCTTCTGTAACTGACAAAATCATACCGTCCTCTAACTCATAATCGCCAACGGGCAAAGGAACTTGTGTGCCATCTTCTGCAACAACGAAAACTGCGCCTCCCTCCATCATCATATCTCCCTCGTATTCGATAACCACCGAACCGTCAGCGCTTTTTACACTACCTAGTTTAATATCTACTCTAGGCTTTAATGCCAAAGCAATACTAGTAGGTAGGTTTTTCAACATCTCAATTATTTCTAAACTCATATTTATTTCCGATTTTAAATTTACTTCTTCCAGTGATAACATCGCGTCAATACTAAATCCTTTAACTTTGCCCGTCTTAACAAACTCACTCCAAACATTCTCGTTGTCAACTTTCATAGTTGCAATCCAACTACCTTTAGGATACCTTAACCCTAAAGCGTTTGATTTATCGTTTTTGCTATCTTCTACTATCCAACTTTCAACAAATGTAACACCGTCGATTTTTTGGCTCTCATCGTGTTCTATTGTGCTATTTTTTTGGTGGTTATTTTTAAAGAAACCGTAAGATAATTCTTTAATGGTATTTTCTGAAAATGTTATATTAAACTCCTCGCCGTTTTGGTTGCGATAAATAGGCTTGTTTGGCTCTAACACTAAACCCACTAAAATACGTTGCTCACTATCTATTTCTTTAAGTTGTAAAGACTGCGCTTTTAATGCTATAAAGTCGCCCTCCATCGCTGGGTTTAAAACAAGCGAAACCGCAAAAACTCCTTTATTTTCTTCTGGATTATAAAAAGCCTCATATGTCCTCATAATTTATAAACGAAATAAATGTTAAATTGTAACATAAAAAGATTTGTATAAAAGTATTGTTTAATTAAAAAATAGTTATATCTTTGTAGAAACAAACAGAAATTATGATAACCCAAAAGACAAATAAAATAAAATATATAATAAAAAAATGCACTAGTTGTAATTTAGAATTTCCTAAAACAGACGAATATTTTAGAAAAAACGGAAATTTTTTAAGGTCATCCTGTAAAATGTGCTTAAATAAAAATTTAGCAAAAAAAACAATTGAAGAAAAAAAAATAAGAAAGGCAGAAACACATAAATCTTGGTGCTTAATTAACCGACCCGCAAAAGAAAAACATATTTTAAAAACTTGCGGAACTTGTAAATTGGCGTTTGAAAGAACAAAAGAAAACTTTAGAGCGAGACCCGACGGAATTAAAGACAAATTAAGGTCGCAATGCATACCTTGTTTTGATAAAAAGCAAAGGGAAAGACATATTGAATTTTATAAAAACAATACTGAAAAAGAACTTTTAAGACATAAAACTTGGTGTCAAAACAATAAAGAAAAAAGAGCGTTAACAGTGAGAAAAACATATTTAAAAAACATTGAAAAAAATAAAACTTACGACAAAAAAAGAATTGATAATTTAACCGATTCAATAGTTAAGATTAGGATTAGACAAAGTTCAAATTGTTATCTGCACGAAATACCACAAGAATTAATAGAAACTAAAAGATTAATAATACAATTAAAAAGAGAACTTAAAAACAATTAAATTATGGAAACTAAAAGAGATTTAAATTTTGAAGTAAACAACGCAAAGCAATTAAATGAAATGCTTACTGGCGTATTGATGGATGTGAGACGTGGTAATTTAGACCATGAAACAGTAAAAAGTATCACACTTGTTGCTGATAAAATAAATAAGAATAATGTTAATATTTTGGAGTATAAAAAAATTACCAAAAATAAAAATGATGTTAAGTTTTTCGATGGCATTTAGTAAACTATTTTAAAACAAAACCCGATAGCTTAATGTTATCGGGTTTTTTATTAAAATTTACTATTGGATATTATATTACGCTCTAACGCTTGCGCGGTGGTAACATTTGAACTAACAACATACGCTTGTATTGGTTGGTTTTGACCTCCTAAACTAGACGCTATTTGATTTGCTCCCGTTCCTTGAACTAAGT